ATACTCCTCCGGGGTCATATTGTATTTGGACTTCAACCCATATTTGCGGCTTGCTAATGCTTTCGCTGCCTTGCCCTTGCTGGTGGTGAGATAAGCCTTTTTTGATTGCCGCCGCCTTTCCTCTACAGTATCACCGGGATACTTCCTTGGCCTACCTCTTCCTCTTTTCCCCTCCATTTTAGTGAACACCTTTTAACCCCACTACATTTTCCCCAGTGTCCTCAGTTAACATTCTCTTGAACGCTCTCCACATAAACTCGTGGGTTGCGTACTCGCATTGCTTGGCGCAACCTTCAAGCAGTTGCTCCATTTCATTCGGATCAAACAGTTCATGTTCCATGCCGTCAGTCATCAACTCAAGCGCGGAGTCAAAGTGAAACACAACCATTGCGGGTATGCTCACTTCAACACCTTCAGCCTACGGTACAGCGTCAGCGCACCCAGATAGGCTTGAAAGTTCTCCTCTATTTCGGTTGATCTGACCGCCTCGAACCTCCCCGTAGCCTTGTCGCACCGTAGTATGTAGGTAGCATCCACCGGAATTCCATGTATATCTTCCACCGCTTTCGCATACGCCGCAACCTGTAGATGATACTCCGGGTATACCCTCTTACTCGTTTTCCAATCAATAACACAATATTCTCCATTAATAATAGCCCTCGCATCCACAGTTCCCGCATACTTATGTTTCCTGTGGAACAATTTTTCCTCTGATGATTTCCACTCTACAACATTCTGACTAACCCAATCCTTAAAGGCGTGTATGGAATTAACTGCCTCTTCCTGCTTAGGCATCTGTGGTATTTCTCCACCGTTTAATTTCCAATTGATCGCACCCTCTACCCACTCATGGGTTAGGTTTCCAATGTTCAAAGCGTCCTTAGAGGTTCCCCTGTAGGCGCTCTTCATCCCCTTGAGCAGGGGTTCAAGCGCCATCCTTGACCTGTATACCTTGGTGTTTTTAGAACTTGAGTCCTCATCATGGAAGAGATGTTTCGCCATCCACTCTGCCCCAACCTTCAAACCCCAAGGAACTAGGGCGGGCTTTGATATAACATCCAGCACTCTAGTAGCACTAGGAATTATATCATCCCCCACCCTATAAGAGTGGGACTTACTGTCGAATAACATCTCGACAGTATCCCCATCATGGTACTCTATCTTCAAAACGGAACTTCAGTAGAAGTCTGAGAAGTTTTCCTGTCAGAGTTGCCAGAGTTATAAGGCTCCTGCACCTTGCCAGAAAATCGGAGTTTGCCAGAGTCTTTAGCCCAGACAGACACATCCTTTTTCTTCCCACCGATCATAGCGTACCCAGTTAAATCGGGGCGTACTTCGTAGTCACTCATATAATTCTCCTATAAAATTTTAGATTCTAAACGCCTGTTGGCCTGTTCGGTTCGCCAGACTTCGATATGAAGTTCAGCCACCTTCAGTTCCCAACGTAGACGCTCCTCTCTTTCGATAGCAACCGCGATACCGTCTATTGACTTAGTAACTTCCGTTTGCATCGAAACCCAATTCTCCTTGTCTGCTACAGTTTTGCCTACAGCCTTACTGTATAACAAGGCTCGCTGAGTCTTTTTAAACTCCGTTAACTGATACGTTTCGGCCTTGGCCTGTGCGTAACTTGGAGCCACATATTCTATTTGTTTGAGGTATCCCTCTACTTCACTGTTCATAAGTCTATTATACCATCATCGAACGCAATTGCAAGCGTTTTTAAAATAAATTCTGCTTGGTAGTTCTTTAGATCACCACTATCGTGCATCTCCATATGACATTTAAAACACAGTGGCATCGTAAGCCAGTCATCCGCCTTGTACCCCATCCCGCCCGAAAGGGGCGCGTGTCTACCTTTAAGGTGGTGCGCGACAATAGTATCGTCCTCTATCTTGCATTTAACGCAGGGAAGAGATGCAACCCACTTAAGGTACGGCTTGCTTTTAATCCTCAATGTTACTCTCCCCCATAGCAGGTAGTTCCTCTATTAGAATTTTAGCATACTCTACTATCTTACATAGATCAGAGTAGGGTTCGCCCTTCTTATCCCATCGACTAGCGTACTTGATTATATTGCCAGAGCAGAAGTCCATGTTATTCGCCGTGATATATTCAATGGGTTGAATCTTCATCTTGTAATGTGCGGGTTTCATACTTCAGTACCGTCTGGATAAAATGTTTTCCACGGTTCTGATATCTTTCTCATATATAAAGTATCTTCATCACCCCCAGTCCAATACTCCCCATCGCTCATGTAATCTCCGTCATCAAATGGACATAAGTTTTCACTTACATAGTATGCGTCATGCCATTCCTTTGGAGGAGTTCCTGTCCTATCAGACTTCCAATATTTTTGGAGGATTCTATCTGACTTAGTAGGTTTTAACCATGACATTAATCTGTTCTGATAGAACTTATGCCCCATCATTACTTCTGCCCGGTATTCAGTCCCTTCTGAGTTCTCGACAAACTCTGCATCATAGTGGGTTGCAGGTACACTTAACTGAGTAAGGCAACTATGAGTTCTTACATCATCAGGATTAAGAGAGTGTGCTGTCATCCTCATCAATGTAAACTCTTCGCAGTTTAGATATTCCCAGTATGGTTGCTGCTCCATAGGCGCTGGCACACAGATATGATCCCCCTCTATTTCGTAAGTATGATGAAAGGTATCATGATACACTTTTTTACTGTTAAACTTCTGTTTCCACCACCGCTCCTTCTCAGCGGGGGTGCAGAAATCCTCCCAGTCACCACTGTTAAACACCAATTTCTTTTCTTCTTCCTCATCGAAAAAGAGGGTGCATAATAGGAAGTCATCCATTATATAAGTCATATCTCGCATACTCCTGCTGTGCAAGCCACTTCCTGACTTGCGGTTGTGTTATCCACATCTTCCTCAAAACTCCAGTTGATATACTCTGGCATTAGTTTCTCCCTAGCCTTGTACTCTTCCTTGGTTATGTCCTCGTATGGGGCTTGCTCGTACACATGACCCTCATCCGCAGACGGAAGGAATGATATACCGTTTACCACATCCCAATTCTCCCATATCCAAGCCCCCACCTGGGGCCATTGATCCTCTGGTATGTAACAGGTCATGGACGGCTTATGCTCGCACCAGTGTAGCGACAGACTCTTCCACATCTCCAACTGGTCGAACGGCGTGATGTCGTGTCGAGTTGTAGACGTTGGGGGAGATGCCATAGGGAACTCAAATACATAGGTTTCCTTATTAAACTTGTCCACCTCATAAGGCACACCTGCGTCTATCATTACCTTAGCAAGCGGGTCTTTGATATCATTACGCACCCTACGAATATAGAATTTTGAGTGACGAGGATGACAACCTGACGCGCTGTTAACTAACTGACTAACCGTACCACTAGGTTTGACACAGGTAATAGCGGTCGAGGGGTTGATGCCCAGTTTCTTAGCCCATTCCTTGTTCACTGCTATAGCATGATTCTTTAGGCGCTCAACGTCCCCGTGAAATCGTGTCTTAAAGAACTTGCTGTCCCATATACCAGTTAGGGATACCCCTAGCAATCTCTCTTCCTCGCAGTTATTCTTCCACACCTTGCGTAAGAATTTGAAATCTGTAAGGGCGGATTGTAGAGTGCCTAAGATTGTAGCCGCCTCCACCTTAGCCTCTAAAATTTCGTAGTCATCTTCAGGTCTTACCACAACCTCTGTGAGGTTACAAAATTGTGTGGATCGTAATACTATCTCACTGCAAGGATTTGTGCCGAACTCATGTTCAGTATCCCTACGCTCTGGGGCCATGTCCTTACAGGCTTGCCTGTTAAAGATGCCCCGCTCTCCAGATCGCGACTCATATATTGCGTTCCACTCGCGCATGAATGCACCGACATCAGGCTTTTCGGTATAGCAGATGGAGTTGTTAGCCAAGGATCGTTGAGGGTTCTCGACAAACCAGTTGCCCATCTTAGCGTGACGCATACGTTCATCGCTATGGTTGGACAGGTTTATCATCGCCGTTCTCCTTACTCCCCCGACCACAACGCACTCCCCTATGTAGCACATGACATCGTGCAACTCGATGGAGTTTAACTTCCTACCCGCCGCACCCCTGAACACATTAGTTATGTTTATCAAGGACTTATGGAATGGTTCTGGCCCACTGGCCCGACCTCCAAAGGTTTTTAAAGGCGCTCCCGCAGGGCGTATCTTAGACATATCTACCTTGGGAATTTTCCCACTATAGAGCAGTCGAACGTACTCATCGAGGGCAGTTGCCCACCCCAACTTAGAATCTCTAACCGCGATCACCGTATCGGTGTCGTGGAATTCTTCCGCAACCTCTGGAAGTTTATGTATGTGCTGACGCTCGACACTGAACCCTAGCCCAGTACCGTTCATCTGAATATACAGGGACTCACCAAACACTCTGATGTTATCTATCGCCACATACGCACAATTATATCCACAAATATTATCACGATCAAGGGCAGGGCCAGCGGTCATCAAGGCTCTCATGCTGGGCATGACTTCCTTGTCTTTAATTAACTCCCTGATCCCCGACAGTTCAACGCTGAACTTGTTACCCATGTAATCACAGTACCTATCTACTGTCTCATCCCATGTCTCCCTGCGTTTCTTATCTGGTAGATACCTAGCGTACCTAGAGATGGCGATGTAGTCCTCGTATATGCTCATAACTTTAAAGCCTTAGAATACTCCTCTCTCCATTGCTCAATACTCATATTGTATTTTGCCGCCATCGCCGCATCATACCCATCCGGGGTAGCCCATATTGCGGGTACTCCATTAACGTAGGACTGTGGGTGATAAAGATAAAGGCCGAGGCCAAATTTCACACAGGCCCGCTTAAACGCATCTGAGATGCCGCCTTTAGCGCCCTCTATCTGCGAGTCATCAGCACCGTCACACTTGGTTATCCACTCTGACCCTGCTAACTGGGGGTGGCGTACTGACAGTTTACAGATCATTCGCCCCCCAATGTAGTCATACTCATCAGACCAGTTCCCCATACCAACTATCTCATCTAGTCGTTTAATATCTGTTCTGGCAGTTATATAAGCCAACATCTTATTGCCCGCGCCCTTCCTATGTTTTACCTCACTCTCATTAAAGGGTCTTTTCATCGCTATTTCAAAAGCGTTCATTCTTCAATCTCCTTTTGTGGTACTTTGTGGAATCCTTCATCCTCATCATACCATGCGTGAAAGGTTTTTTCAACCTTCTTCCATTGGACGGCTTTTAATATCCAAGGTTTATCTTCAGTGCCTTCACCGTCACCCGTGAAATACTCTGCCTGTTTCTTCAGAGGTGAGAAGAACTCATCCATAAAGCCTCGATCCGTAAACGGATTTGTTTTATATTGTATCACTTATTACTCCCGTTTAACAAAAACGCAGGGTTCGTAGCCCCCCGAATTGTCGCTCGCCTGTTTGTAGGCTTGCCACATATTAAATCTTTCTGTGTTCTTACACTCAACTGAGTATGGGAATAACACTCTAGCCCTTGGCGAGAGCATAACATCTTCACCAGATGCCCCCATACTCCGTGAAAAGACATCATCAGCCTCAAGGTCGAACGCTTTGATTAGCATACGAACTATAGTCTGTTGGAACAAACGGCCTTTTTGTTTTGCGGATGATGGTTTCATTTATAGTTTCATTTAATGCAACTCGATCTAATTCACCCATTATACCACCTTTAGGTGGAGTTTGCAACACCCCTTTGGGCAACTGCCCATCATGGTAATAGTTCATCGAGGCAAGGTCTAACTTCAAATCCAAGTCCATCTCAGCCCCGTCAAAATGTCTGGCTTTACAAAGACTTAGGTACGCATCGTCTGGTTCATCGAACAGGCGGCCCAAGATAATTACGTTGTCTGCCCTATTGGTGATGTCGGATGATCCTGATACAGACCACTTGTCTAGCCGATCTTTAATTGACTGCCCCTTTCTAGCATGGGCAACCAAGATAATGTGAATGCCTAAGTGTCGGGCCGTGTTAGCCAACGACTGTACCACCTGTTTCTGTCCGTTCCAATCGTCACTGTTCATGCTCATGGTCATCAAGGAATCGACCAACACTATGTTGATGCCCAGTTTGTCGTAGGCGTAGCGTAGTACGCTCACCAAAGTTTTGGGGTTGATGGTTCCATGCTGATCGTAAAACCACAACTTATCGTTCGACCACTTGGTGAACTGTAGACCCGCCTCTAACGTTGGCTCTACTTGTAGTGATGCCTGTCGCCACATCCTAGCCAACTGAGCCTTGGGACTCATCTCAAGTGACACGGACAGGCACTTAAAGCCCTGATCCATTGCCGATAGTAGGCATTGAGAGGCGAATAAAGATTTCCCCGCGCCATTAATCCCCGCGAGTACCGTTAACTCCTCTGGGCGTAGCCTAAACTTTGTGTCAAACAGGGAAAAGGGGAGTTTAATACCAGTCAGTTTCTCCCCGGACATATAGTAGTCCATAACCTCCGAGGCAAAATCTGATGATGGTTTTATTTTCCTTTGGACTGATCCGATGTCTGAGTATTGTTTAAGGTCGCTGTCGTTGATTTCCAAATCTTTCTCCCGTAGACCCATCCGAGTCCATGTCTATAGTAGTTGTCGAAACCTTTTAGTTTCGAGGTGTAGAACTCGTCCCAATTAGTGCTACGCATTCTGTGCTTAACCGTTGTCTTAACCCTCTGCGGGTTGTTGTGATCGTTGTCTAGGAACTTGTTAGGTATTATACCAGACATCTTCTGTAAGCGGGTATATATTTCCCACGCCTCGATCATCATTTTATCTGATACTCC